TGAGGAATGGCTATTGAAATGGAATTCTGCAAAATAGGATTCAATAAGAATGAGTTTTAACCTTGACGTTTTGCGTCCCGATAAAGTCAAGCCATTTCTCAAACGGGAAGTTTGCCGCAGTTATCCCACCAAAGGTCGAGCTATCCAAGCTTATGCTAATGAAGTGACTTCAGCTTTTTATGGAGCCTCTTTTTATGCTTATACTAAGGCATTAGTAGAAGCTTGTGATGTTGCTCCTATTTCGTATGGCGGGATTGTATTTGATTTGAAGATTGCAAGCGGTATGAACCATGAAGCTATTGGGCAATGGATGACAGATCTACCACCAGGATTATTATTCTATGAGCGAGATGGGAAAAACTGGGACTCTACTATGGGTTCCAACCATTTTGAATTGGTTCACCAGTTTCTTGCTTTGTGTGGAGATGGTTTGTCACGATTTCGTAAGGCGTGTGAAAATGTAAGAGGCCACTACTCTAGGAAGAATGTGGGGTTCATACGATACAAAGCTATAGGGACAGTCAAAAGCGGGCACCAAGATACGACTGGGTCAAATTCATTAATTAACCTTGGTTGTATTGTCAGAGCAATTTTGAATCTCGAAACTAAACCCACCCGAGTATTTATTATTGTTAATGGTGATGATTGTCTCGCAGCAGGGGATTTCCCTTGCACTGCTACAGAATTACTTAACGCTGAATCTGATTTAGGTATCGTCCCCGAAGGAGCACTTTTTCGTGACCCTATTGACACATCATTTCTGTCCGGCACTTGGTACCCCAAAATTGGTGGGGGATATGCATTTGGGCCTAAAATGGGCAGGTTGCTCCGTGGATTATTTTGGACTACGTCAGCAGCGGCCCTTAAAGACCCTATTGGATGGAAATCTACTGTTGCGAGGTCGTTTCTTGAATTTTGGGATGAAAACCCCATTATGTCCGTTTTCTTAAGAAGAAACATCACCACCTCCAGAGTAGTTGTTATTGAAAAGTGGAATAAAACGCATAGTAAGATTGCTAATGTAGATTGGGAGTACTATTTCTCGGCTAAATATCAATTGGACACAATTCAAATAGATGAAATAGTAACTTACCTCAACCGACTCCCACGCGTAAACATATGTTTAGCTAACAAGGCTTTGCGTAGGATAGTTGAACTAGATTTGCTGGATCCCGTTGAGCGGGAGTATGTCTTTTAAACCAGCTTAATAACGAGAGTTGGGCGCCCTCGGTTTATGCGAGCCCATGTTACAGATCATTCGACCGAGCATAGAATCAAACCTATATACTTGAATGAGCGCTAACAATAATAACCGGCCTAGAGCCAAACCCAAAGTTAAGGGCGTGCGGAAAGCCCGAACAGCAACACAAACATCTGGATCACGTCCAGGGTTTTCACGTACTACCTCATCCGCACCGGTAGCAACATCCCAGGTTAGAAGGACTGCGGCTCCCACTGTCAAGTATAGTAATAATGGCAATGGGTGTCGAGTTAGGCACTGTGAGAGGATCCTGACCCTCAACGGTTCAACCGCTTTCACAGTTACCTCCTGTCCTATCCAACCGGGCCTCGGAACATGTTTTCCCTGGTTGTCCGCACTTGCTTCGCGCTTTGAAACTTATAAGTTTCATAGTTTGCGTTATGAGTATAGGACTAAAACTGCTACCTCAGCCATTGGTGATGTCATTATAACAGTTGATTATGATGCCCTTGATTCGGCGCCCACTAGTGGGGTCCAAGCCGAGGCTTATAGATCTGCTGTTTCTGCCGCCCCATGGCAGGATATAACATTATACTGTCGACCCCCCGATCTTTCCCGGAGGGGGCCTAAGTATATCCGAACCAGTGCTGCACCTGCCTCATCTGACTTGAAGACTTATGATGTTGGCAATGTGCATTTCTGCACTGAGAACCAAGCAACTGCCGATTTAGTAGGTTACATTTATGTACACTATGATATTGAACTGTTTACGCCACAATTGGGCCAACTTGGTTCTTATACACAAGTGCAAGGTGTAGCTATTGATATACCTGCTG